CAACCTCTTTTAAATCTAAGTCTGCTAATTCATCATTTTGTCTGACATATTCCCAAAAAAGAGTAATCTGGTCAGTTTGTTGACCTCCAGTAAAGTTAAAGATATTTTGTGGCTTTGCTTTTTTACCAATAATGTCTTTTGAAACTGTTGCAAGTGTTCCTCTTAAGTTTTTATTTAAAGGAACTATTCTAAACTGAATAGAGTTACTGGCACTCGTACCACGATTAATACCATTTACAGTAAATCTAATTTTTCCATCATCATCAACACCTGTTGCTGGTACTTTAACAGTATTAAAGCTTGTTAAATCAGAACCACCATCATCAGATCCTACATTTTCAACGTTATCAAGTTTGTATGAAATTTCATAGTCTGTTACTTCTTGATCAGCAATATGATCAAATACAATGGTTACTCGAACAGCAACGCCTGAGTTTTGTTCTCTGTATAAAGACTCTGTAATTTCTATATTTTGTACTCTTCTTATAGGTAGTGTCTCAACTACCACAGATTTTTCAGAGAACTGAGAAAAACGACCTAAAGGATTTCTATTTCTTGCTCTTAAAGTAGTGATTCCAAGAGGGAGATTTTTTATAATACGATCTTGAGGCAAACTAATTTTTTCAAACTCATTATTAACAGTAAAGGAATATATTCTGTTATTAACTAAATTTAATGCTCCTGGATAAGTTGTGGTATCATAGTCCAGTGTAAAGGTAGAACCTGAGACATTATTCATAGTTCCAACAGGATTTTTCGTGATATTAGTAAAAGTCTTTCCTGCAATATTAGAAGTAGGATTAGAGGCTAAGTAAATTCTATAAATAGTATTACTTGTAGTAGCTGAATTGTATTTTGCAGAGGAAGTGTCATAAGAAGTATTAATAACACTAAAAGTATTATTGAAACTTGTTTGAACATTATCACCAATCTCAATAGTTGGGACAGTATAAATGTCAGTTTCTACTCGATAAATTGTGTCTGATGAGATTGGAGAGAATACAATATTAGCATTCGCAGAAGAGCCTATATTTTTATTATAGGTATATTGTCCACTGGATTTTTCAATTCCATCAACTGAGAATCTAATAAACTTCTTATCTTCTGGAATACCAGCTAATTCAATAGTTTGAGATGCTAAAGAAGTATTGACTACTCCTGTATCAATAAATGTTTTTTCAGTGCCTGAAACGTAAAAACTACTATTAGTATAATATCGAGAGTCTAAAAGTTGATCAATCTTTACATAAAAAGGAACAGAAGGCAATTTATCAAAAATTGTTAAACTACCTGTAGTTTGGTTTTGAATTTTAACTGTGTTTGTTGCGGTATCATAGTCTAAAATTGTTTCACTAATTTCTGTTTCTGTGCCACCAAATGCAACAAAGTTTCTTAAACTATTCTGAGTTGATTTCTGATTTACAGGAAATCTTAAGGCATCATCACCTTTCAGTCCTAAAAAGCTTGAATCATTTACGGCAAGTACGTGTTTATTAAAGTTCTCATCATAAGCGTCATTCAACCCTCTTACTGTGAACACAACATTAGATTCTTCAGTGGCTACTGCAGTACAGAGTAGTCTTAATTCCCCAGCAAATCCTGAGAAACCATTTTTACCAGTTAATGCTACAGGACTTGCCCCATCAATTAATAATCCAGAATTACTACTTTGTAAAGTAAGAGGGTTTTGTGCAGTTACATTACTTAGAAGAGCAGAACCTTCAGGTTGTGCAATTTGAAACTCTGTCTTAAATAGCTGATTAAAATCTTCTCTTTCTGTAGTAATTTCTACTACGCCATCTTGTCTAATACTACCGTCATAATTTCTTACAGGACGTGTAGTAAAATTAAACTCTGGAACAGGAGGAGTTGAAAGAGTTGAAATTATATCTGTATAGGGTGTAGGAGTGTAGTCAATAAAAGTATCTGAATCAATATAAATGTTTGAGATATATTCTATAGCACCAATTGTTATCTTTTCTTTATCTGGATCACGAGAAATATCAGTAAGTTTAAATAATTTACCAGCCTTGTTGGTATAGAAATCTCCAGGGTTTTTCCACTCACCAATTGACCATAAGTCGCCTTTTGTAGGTACATTGTTTGCGGTAAAAGTAGTATAAGAGTCAATAGCTTTAGTAATAGGATTAAATCTACCAACTACTGATACATTAGCTAAGTCAAATCCAGTTGATACATTATCTGTCGAGGTAAGAATAAAAGCAGCATTATCAATTATATATAAATCAATTCTATCATTATTAAGAGAAATAATACGAAGAGCTAATGGATCTGAATTTGCAGTAAAAGTAGTAGAAGCAAGAGTAGGCTCAGTAAAATGCTCTAATAAAACATTAGCTGAATCTGCATCAGTTGATGCGTTAGCATGAATTTTACCCCCATAACCAAAATTAATACCTGTCATATTCTGAGAAACAGATATTAAGTCACCTGGTGACAGAGAAAGAGCCTCTGTAGAGGTTACAAAGTTTATAGTTCTTCTTTGATATCTTGAAGCAGCTATTTGATATTGGGCAAATCGTAATGCTTGGCTACGCCGAGTAACTGAGGGTAAATCAATACTGGCGATATTTTCAATTGTACTTCTATCGTTACCGTCATTCGCATCTACTGTATCAATTCTGACAGTTTCTCGTTTATAGTGATTAGTGGGTTCTAAATAACTTACATCAGCTCCTGTAATAATTTCACTTTCTTTTGTACCACTAATTTGAAATGAGCCTGATTCAATATTAGTTTCATTAAAAATCATCACAGGATACTCATCGGGCATATCAACAGCTAAAGAAAGCTTACCAAGAGAATATACAAGTGCTCCTCTAAATGATGCAGCTATAGTATTAAGTGTATCCATTGCTTGTTCTTGGTCTGATATATTAATATCGCACATAAATCTACGTTCTTTTACGACGGTACCAGAGGAAACTCCTAATAATGTTTCACGAACTGAGGTAAATTTGCCACGTGGTTTATGTCTAAATGATCCATCAGCTTGTCCATTTACTCCTTGAAATTGGCCAGTAGTTACATCACATGCATCACAATACTGTGCTACTTGATAAAACTTATATTTGTCTATATTTTCTTCTGGAACGCCCAATCCATATGTTTTATTAGTAAGAATATCATAAATGATCCAAACAGGATTTTGAGTCCACGAATAAACAAAAGTACCATCCCATGTACCTACATAAAGTTGAGGGTTTGCATCAGTTAAAACTGTGCCTGTACCAGATTTTTGAAGTCTATAACCATTAGTAGTATAACTGTTTGAACCTGTTTCTTCTAATTCTAATTCTCTCCAATCTATTTCACCATTAGATAAAATAGGTTGATTATAGTTTGAAGGAACTTTAACTATTAGCCCTTTAACCATTGAAGTAAAGTTTGGAATGCCACCTTTATGCTCATTAGTTGCTTTAAGCGCATAACCAATATGAGCAGTACGAGGATAGGATTGAGGTGAATTTTCAATCTCAAACCAACCAAAAACTTGAACATTTTCATTTATAAGTGAGGATTCGGTATCATCTGAGGTTTTTTCGATAGTAAATTTATAACCATCTGTAGACTTATACTGTTCAGGAATATTTATACGAACTGTGAACTTAAATGGTACATTAGTTTTACCATCAATTGTTTTTTCAATTGACGCTATTTCTGTCGTACCTATACGATCAAAAACAGTAACTTTGATCGAAACTTTATGCCCATGAATATTACCATCATCATCAGTTCTTGTTAAACCTTGTAATATAAAACCAAATTTTATAGAGTCCCAATCATTTGCACTGGTATCTTGAAGAGTTACTTTAGAAGCTGGAATTCCATCAACATTGCCTTTTTTCAGACTGATAGGAGATTTAAAGTTTTGAGGGGCAGTAATTGTTTCACCAAAAACTCTGAGAGGAGCTTGTGTAGTAGTACCTGTATTAGTAAGAGTTTTAAACTGATTAGTATCTTCTGAACCGTCGCCATCAAGAAGAATTAAGTCATCAATTGCACCATCTTGGATTTCTATATCTTGGGGTCCATTTGGGTTAATACGGTAAAGAGGGCCTTCACCTAAACCAACAGTAACAAATAGAATGTCAGTAGAGAAAAGTGTGTTAGGATCTTCAGAGATACCCCCACCGCCTCCACCTTTACCACCACCAAAAGCACCAGTAATTTGTGGAACCATCTGTCCATTATAGTTTACATATGTTTTAGACAAACTAGTCAAACTTATCTCCTACGCTTATAATGTCAGTCTTACCATGAATTTCTGCATCAAGATATCCACTTATCATTTGTCCACCTATTCGCATATGACCATAAACAAGAGGAATTGGAGTTCCAGAAGTAATACTGTTTACTAATGAACCAAACATATTATTGTCACGAGTTGAAGAATCTCTCTCTGTTGTTTTAGGTTTCGGTGCAAAAAGTCTTGATATAATACTTAGAGCAACATTACCTACTATGCGCATGGCAAATGAATTCATACCACCCATAGCGCCAGCAATAGATTTTGCTCCAGCAAATAACTTTGCTCCTGTACCTGCAGCTGCAGCCTGTGCACCTGCTACAGAAGGAGGTAATCCGGCAGCCATACCACTTGCCATTAAAGAGCTTTGTCCAGCTGCCATTATCATAGGAGCTACAACAAAAGCGGCAGCAATCATAGCAAAAAGTAAAAATCCTCTTTTACCGCCACCACCTGTAATAGCTGGTACAAGATAAACTACTTCATCATCACTTACTCGTTTGATAAATAAAGCTTGTTCATCAATAATGTTAAGGTCTTTATCTAAAAAGCAAAAAGACTCATCTGCTTCTTGAGTATCGATTTGTAACATATAGTTTCTAAACCGAGGGTGCATTGCAGACAAATAAGGAACAAAATCAGCATAAGTATTTGCATCAACTTTATACTCAAGCTGATCAAAATGTTTACAAAATGCTGAATGTACCTTAAGAGTTGCTAACAAGATGCTCTTCCTTGAATTCGTCAAATTTTAGTGCGTTAATATCATCTTCTACCCAGTATATGTAAAATTTATTGTTGAAGCCAACTAAAAATTTGTATTGTTGAAAAGCAGCACTAACTTTGTCTTCTTTACTGGGAATAGGTTGTTCAGAACCAGGATGTGAATGAAAAACGCCCCAAATATTTCCGTCATGTCTTACTAAATCAGCAGGATCAAGAAAAAATGTAAGTTTAGGGCTTTGACTTATATTTTTACAAGGAATATAATTAAAATCTTTAGTTACAATACCTACCGCCTCACGCGGATAGTCTTGCATTGCGTGAGCGTTCATTGCCTCAGTTAATTTTGTAAATCTTTCCATCTATAGATCCCTGTTGTGTATTCTTTAAATGGTCCTCTATAAGGCCAAATTCCGCTTGTACGGTGTAACATAGTTTGAAGTATTTTGCCATCACCTAAATATAGAGCACAGTGATTAGTTACATTAGTAGAGCCCATACTCATAGTAATTACATCAAAAGGCTTAG